AACACGGACGCAAGACACGATGAATCTCACGTTGTAGAAAGTCACAGCGACACGTCAGCAACCGGCACGGAATTAAATACCTTGGTCGGCGGCGGCGACACAACTCTGCACGATCATGATGGAATTTCAGAAAACACGACTCATAGAGGGCTGACCTCAGGCAATCCACATTCAGTTACATTAGTTGAAGTCGGCGGCCTGGCATTATCTGCGGCTTCACTCGAAGGTGACAGGTCATTACAGGATAATATTGATGTTCTTTCAGGCGACAGCCATGCTGAATCTCATGATATAGCAAGTCACAGCGACACTTCAGCAACAGGCACGGAATTAAATACCTTGGTCGGCGGCGGCGATACCACACTCCATGATCATGATGGAATTTCCGAAAACACGTCCGCAAGACATGCGCAATCTCACGATGTAGCAAGTCACAGCGACACTTCAGCAACAGGCACGGAATTAAATACCTTGGTCGGCGGCGGTGACACAACTCTGCACGATCATGATGGAATTTCCGAAAATACAACTCATAGAGGGTTAACCTCAGGAAATCCACATTCTGTAACACTAACAGAAGTTGGCGGTTTAGCACTTTCTGCCGCTTCACTCGAAGGTGACAGATCATTACAGGATAATATTGATGTTCTTTCCGGCGACAGCCATGCTGAATCTCATGATATAGCAAGTCACAGCGACACGTCAGCAACCGGCACGGAATTAAATACCTTGGTCGGCGGCGGCGATACCACATTGCACGATCATGACGGCATTGATGAAAACACGTCCGCAAGACATGCTGAATCTCACGATATAGCAAGTCACAGCGACACATCTGCAACCGGTACGGAATTAAATACTTTGGTAGGCGGCGGAGACACAACTCTGCACGATCATGACGGCATTGATGAAAACACGTCCGCAAGACATGCGCAATCTCACGATGTAGCAAGTCATAGCGACACATCTGCAACCGGTACGGAATTAAATACTTTGGTAGGCGGCGGAGACACAACTCTGCACGATCATGACGGCATTGATGAAAACACGTCCGCAAGACATGCGCAATCTCACGATGTAGCAAGTCACAGCGACACGTCAGCAACAGGCACGGAATTAAATACTTTGGTAGGCGGCGGCGATACCACATTGCACGATCATGACGGCATTTCCGAAAACACAACCCATAGAGGGTTGACCTCAGGCAATCCACATTCAGTAACATTGGCCGAAGTCGGCGGCTTAGCACTTTCTGCCGCTTCACTCGAAGGTGATAGAACATTACAGGATAATATTGATGTTCTTGCAGGCGACAGCCATGCTGAATCTCACGATATAGCAAGTCACAGCGACACGTCAGCAACAGGCACGGAATTAAATACCTTGACCGGCGGCGGAGACACAACTCTGCACGATCATGACGGCATTGATGAAAACACGTCCGCAAGACATGCGCAATCTCACGATGTAGCAAGTCACAGCGACACGTCAGCAACAGGCACGGAATTAAATACTTTGGTAGGCGGCGGCGATACCACATTGCACGATCATGACGGCATTGATGAAAATACATCTGCAAGACATGATGAATCTCACGATGTAGCAAGTCACAGCGACACGTCAGCAACCGGTACGGAATTGAATACCTTGACCGGCGGCGGCGACACAACTCTGCACGATCATGATGGAATTTCTGAAAATACAACTCATAGAGGATTGACCTCAGGCAATCCACATTCAGTAACACTGGGCGATGTCGGCGGCTTATCATTATCTGCGGCCTCATTAGAAGGTGACAGAACATTACAAGATAATATCGATGCTGTTGGGGCCAGTTCGACAGCAGCGGTATCTGCTGCTTCATTAGAAGGTGACAGATCATTACAGGATGCATTAGACGAACATTCTCATAATGCCTTAATTGACTCAGGCGAAACAGGAATAATTTACACAGCCGGCGGCGCTTCTGAATTGAAATATAATAACGTGTCAACACTTTTGACAGGCGCAGGAACAGTTTACTTCTATGATGACGCCGCATCAAATTATGGTGACATAATTCATGACGGCACCGATATTTCATTAACAAACAGAACACACGCCGGACATGTATATTTAAAAGCCGAACAAACAGACGGCACCGAAGTATCAGTATTTAGTGGTGACCCAGACGGTTCAACAACATTATTTTACGATGGAGAGTCCGCACTTGTAACAAGTTATGCCAGTATATTGGTTTACAATCCAAATGCAACATCTTATTTACAGATCAATCATGCCGGTACAGATGCACATCTTATAAACTCTGTTAATGAAGGTTGGATTTACTTAAAGGGATATGATACAGGTTCAAATGAAACAGTATTATTTTCCGGCGATCCGGACGGCTCTGTTGAATTATATTATAATGGTATTGCCACGTTAAAAACAAATGACACAGGAATTTCAGTATATGATCCCGATAATCCGGCAGAATATACAGATTATTATCATGATACTGACGACAATTGGATCATTAATAGAAGTGACGCCGGCTGGATGTATTTGTCTTGTACAAACGCCTCCGGAGCCCGAGCAGAAGTATTTACCGGAGATCCAGACGGCGCAGCAATATTATTTTATGACGGAAATCCGGTACTTGCCACAGCGACTTCCAGTGTCCAAATTTACAATTCAAATGCCACATCTTATTTACAAATAGCTCATGATGCTGTGGATGTTTACCTTACAAACGGAGTAGAATCAGGACATATGTATTTAAGTGCACTTGACGATGAGGGAGGCGCACATAGTTTATTCAAAGGTGATCCGGATGCTTCAGCCGATTTATTCTTTAACGGTGCAATAGCACTACAAACCACTTTAGATGGAATATTAGTTAGAAGTTCATACACTACCACCGGACAAGTATTATTTACAGGTGTGAATGATTTTGTAACAGGAGCAATTGAAACAACGGCAACAAATTTTGTTTTTCAATCAGGTGCAGACCTTGATACGGGTGTAAAAATTGTATATCATGGCGCAACTGAATTATATTATAATAATCTGCTGGCACTCAGGACAACTGCTGATGGTGTCGATGTGTATGATACTTCTGGAGCACAACCATGGATCACGCTGAAGGATGATGAGGATGCCGACATAAGTGCTCTATACGTTGATACTCCGGACCTGAACCTGAAAAATTATAACACTTCTGGTCATCTGATTCTCCGAGGAGTGGACGACGAGCAGATAAACTCAACCCTGTTCGTTGGTGATCCGGATGGTGCTGCTGAATTATATTTTAACAGCGTAAAAACACTGTCAACTGTATCCGATGGTATAACGATAGCACGTGCAGGAACAGACTCCGGATGGTTAGAATACCTTGATACCAACCTAAGTCTTTCTAACAAGGTACACGGCGGCGGCATTAAACTCACCGGCGAAACCACCGGCGGCGACACGAAGAATATCCTCTGGGGTGACCCGGATACAAACACTGCAATATATCATGGCGGCGCTTTGGTTCTGGTATCCACTGCCAATGGAGTTGATATCCATTCACCAACTGCTGGTATCACAAGCATATACATAAAGAGTTCTGGCAGTACCGGACAGGCCCTTATCCGAACACAGACCTCTGGTCACTTTATATTAGAAGGCCTGGTTCATGGTCAAGCTGTTGAGATAGCGGCTGAAAACACATCTGGTGACTACAAGTCACTTGCTATCATGGAGCCTGATAATGCTGTTAAGCTTTATTATGCCGGACTGAAATCTTTTTCAACAACAGCAACAGGTATTGCCGTTTGGGATACCGATGGTGTCCTACCAATATTGCACTTTCAGAATGACGCTGGATCAGTCATGGGATATATTTCGAAGGTAGCTGGCTATATGCACTTTCACGGTTCTACACACGGTGATGCTCTATGGATATCTTGTGAAGATAACGGCGGCACGAGCCGATGGATTGGTTTAGACCCGGACATTCCGGCATTTTATCCAAGTCCGGATTCAAATATAACGTTAGGCAAAGCAAGTACACATTGCTGGTTAAACATTTATGCTGATGCCGGAGTAACCAGTTGTTCCGATCCTAAGTACAAAAAGGATATTCAAGTAACAACACTGGGTATTGACTTTATCGACAGCCTGATACCAATAGCCTTTAAGTTTAAGAAAACAGGCAAGAGACCTAAGAATCACAACAGAGTATACCAAGGTCTTCTGGCTACCGATGTTGAAGCAGCTCTACAAGATGCTGGCTTACAATATAGTGATTTTGCCGGACTGGAAGAAACATTCGATGACGACAATGAACGATGGTTAGGATTAAAGTACGAACAGTTTATTGCTCCACTGATCAAAGCCAGTCAGGAATTGAACACTAAAATAATAGAAAAAGAAACAACTATACAAACTATGCAATCACAAATAGAAAATCTTCTAAATAGAATAGAAGCACTTGAAAAAGGTTAAAGGGAAATAAGATGACAATAGTTCTAAAACATGATCCGGCTATGTTTGCCGCCGGGGCAACACACCGAGCATTAAATAGTGCAATACAAGAGTTTGCATCTGCAATGTCCATAAGAATAAACCAAGCAGTGATAGATGAAATAATTCCAGATTGGTGGAATGTTGATAATATGGATGCATTACAAACGATACATGACAATTTATGTGCAATAGAAACAAAGACAAAACAAAATTTATTGGATATTTCCGGATTGAGTTTAATCTTATTAAATTTTGTTGATGATAGTACACTGGAAGAAGAAGGTCCATAAGGAGAAAATAAATGGCATTTTGGGATTTTTTAAGAGATAAAACAGAGAAAGTTGATGAATCAATTGACGTTTTCCGTGGCAAAGGTGATGAAATATCGCAAGAAGAAAAGGCTGACCAAAAAGGTGAAGGCTGGGAACAGTTATCAATGATTCCTGGGGTTGGAAATCTGGCTGTTGGTTCTTTCAATATGTTTTATAATCAGTATGTCAACAGAGTACACGAAAATGAAATTGCTAAGATCATGACTTACCGTGAAATGGCAATGTACCCAGAAATCGCAGATGTCATTGAAGATGGAACAAATGAGTCAACACAAGTTGACCATGACGACCGTGTTATAAATTTACAGATTTTAGATGCTGGTTTGACATCGAATGAGAATATAGTCAAAAACATTACCAAAGAATTTAACAGTTTTTTCTATCAGCAATTGGAAGATTTTCCGGAATCACTATGGGACTTTTTCAGAACATATCTAATTGATGGCAGACTTTTTTATGAACGCGTTATTAATGAGAAAAAACAAGCCGAAGGTATCAAGTCAATCAAAAAACTTCCTTCTGAAACAATGGATTATATTTATGATCCGGCAACAGGCACAATATTGACATATTTTCAGTATTTGAAAAGAGGCGGCGGTCGACCAAAGACACTTGAAGATGCCAAAAAACGAAAGGATGTAGTTGTATTTAATCCTGAACAAATTGGATTTATCAATTATGGAATTTTCGGAAAAAACAAATATGATATTTTGGGTTACCTCGAAAAATGTAAAGTACCATATAATCAATTGAAACTTTTGGAAATTTCAGTGGTGATTTACCGTCTTATACGGGCACCTGAACGTTTCGTTTTTAGAATCGATACAGGCAATATGCCAAGAGATAAAGCATTAAAATATGTTGAAAAAATCAAACTGAAAATGGCGAAAAAACAAACATATGATTCCACAACAGGACAATTGACAATGGAGCCCGAAGTTTTCTCAATGTTAGAAAATTTCTATCTGCCTCAATCAGCAGATGGTAGAGGTTCACAGATTGACTCATTAGGTGGAAACGTCGGAGGATTCGCAGAGCTTGACGATCTTTATTATTTCGCACGGAAGCTGTATCGTGCATTAAAGTACCCGCCTTCAAGGGTTGAAGCATCTAATCAAGGTCAATCTGGAGACGTTATGTTCGGCGGCAATTCAACAGGAGAGATACCGCGGGATGAAATCAAGTGGGCAAAATTTCTTGAACGTCAACAAAATAAATTTGAATTAGAAATGACAAGATTATTCTTAATTCATTTAGAATTTAAAGGGTTGAAACGAGAATATGATTTGTCAACCAAAAAAATTAGATGCGTTTTAGTTCCACCGTCAAATTATAAAGAACAGATGGAACAGAATTTTCTGGAGTCAAGATACAATAATTATCAGGCGCTTGCAGATAGACCTGAAATCAGTAAATATTATTTGATGAAAAAATTCCTTCGTTGGTCTGAAGATGATATTCAAGAAAATATCAACGGATTGAAAAAAGACGCTAAATATGGATTCATTGAAGATGAAGCCGATGCAGCCGGCGGCGGATTTTCTGACAGAAGATTAAAGGAAAATATTGAAATAATATAAATATAAATAGGTTTTTATAATAGGAGAAAAAAATGGACCAAGAAGCAATTAAGAAAGCATTAGATTTTTTTGAAGAAGATAAATTTTCGGACGCAAAAGAAATCATGCAAAAAGAAATAAGAACGGCCAGAGATGAATTTTTAACTGATAAACTGGGTATTGATTTACAACAGGATCAACAAAATGAAGATTCAACTGCTGATGCGAAAGGAACTTTAGATGCTATTATCGGCTCTACCAAAAAAGCTGGCGGAGATATTTATGATATGGCAATGGGCATGAAAAAATCTTTTGGCAAAAATAAAGGTTTTTCTAAAGATCAAGCAAATTGGATTTACAAAACATCCAAAATGATGTTTTAAGGTTAAGGAGAAAACATGGGTTTAAAACTTATAACAGAAACAAGTTTCGATTGTGAATTATCAGAAACGAAAGCACACGGTGCATCGATTGTCGGCATTTATAGTTCAGCAGGATTGAAAAATAATAACGGCCGAATTTATGACAGAGAAGTCCTTGCTCGTGAAATCACAAAGATTGATGAAAAAGCAAAAGACAAAACACTTTGGGGTGAACTTGGGCATCCACCGAATCCTGAAATCAATCCAGAACGTATCGCAATTTTGACAACGATGTTGGAATGGAAAGGCGATCATGTTTATGGAAAGTCAAAGGTTCTGGATACACCGACAGGACAAATCGCAAAGACACTGATCAAAGAAGGAAAACTTGGAATTTCAAGTCGTGGTCTTGGTACAGTTTCAGAAGAAGGACATGTGAATGAAGATTTTAATTTGATTACTTGGGATTTAGTCACTGACCCGTCAAATCATCCATCATGGGTGAATGGTATTTTCGAAGGAAAAACCTGGGCCGGGCCTGACGATGTTTTAGTCGGAATTGTTAATACAAATGACAGACTAAATGGTTTGCCAAAAGATCAAGAAATTGAATTGATACTTGACAGATTACAGCCGATTTTGAAATGTCCTAAAGATAAAATTTGGCGGTTGCTTGAAGGAAATATGGGAAATATTTCCACAAGTTCATATACCGGAATTGATGTCACAAAGGCATTTGGTGTTTTTCGCACCGGCGGACAAGTTGGACAAAAACATAATTACAGTGTCGGCGCCAAAACAGGCAAATTAGTTTATACATTTGATTCAATGGATAAAGCAAAAGCACAGGTTAAAATTTCGAGAAAAAACTTGTCACCTGGTGAGAAAAAATATTATGGGATGAATTATTTTGCAGCCAAAGTATCGGATGCTAAAAAAATATAATGAATTATTTAATTGAAAAATATCTCAAACCGAGACCGAAAATCGAAGAAGCCTCAGGCGCCGGAACATCATATGAATCAATGTGGTTATCTTGGTGGTCAAGGCCGTATTTAGTTTTAGTCAGAAATGAAATGGTTTTACATTCGACCGATCCAATGTATCCAACCGGATCGACAATGACAGAAGAAGACAGACAAAAAGCAACAGATAAAGGATACACAGTCCTTGACTGGTAAAGGAGATAAAAATGGGATTTGATAGAAAATGCGTAAATTGGATAAATGAATCTGAAGAAATCAATGAAAAAT